ACCTAGAACACTTCCACCTGTTAGTGCTGAAAGGGTGATATTTCCATCACCATCATCAACAATGTTAAGATTTGAACTTCCATGCAATGTCTTGAATGCAAGAACCTGTGCTGTCGTCGCTGAAAAATCCCAGACAGCAACACCAGTTCCACGAGTTTCAGCACCAACAACAGTTCCACCCGGATTGCTAGAAGCGATTGTGACAGTTCCAGAACCATTATCAACTACAGATACATTTTCTCCAGCTGCAATGCTCTTAAACTTCAACTGAGATGAAGTGCTATTTGTTGAATCTAGAACAGAGACGCCTATTCCTTCTGATACACCTGATTGGATTGCCTGTCCTGAAATTGTTAATAATCCATTTGCATCTGTGTGAGTAACAATACCAGAAGTTGCTATTGACTTGATCGCAATAGTAGATGCATCACTCAAGCTTGAATCATATAATGGATCACCAGAACCAACAGATACAGCACCAACAACAGTTCCACCAGTATTTGTGGAATTGACAAATATAGTTCCATTGCCACTATCAGATATCTCAACATTGCTTCCAGCTGCAATGCTCTTAAAGGCTAATGTTGTTGCTGTACTATTCTCATAGTCGAATACAGGAACACCAGCCCCTTCATTGACAGCTTCTGTAACAGTTCCTGTGCCGGCTATAGACGATACTGTCAGTGTTCCATCATTCTGTTGAGTGATAGAGATATTTGCACCAGCTGCTAGTGTTCTGAATGCCAACTGTGATGATGTGCTATGTGGTGCATCAAATACAGCAACACCTGATCCTTCACTGAAGCCACCAACAACAGTTCCACTCGGAATGACAGTCGAGATGACAATACCACCGACACCATTATCAGAAACGGCAACATTATTTCCACCAACCAAACTCTTGAAATGTAGATTTGTTGATGTGCTGGAAACTGGACTATAGACAGATACACCAGAACCGTCTGATGATCCACCAGTAACAGTTCCACCATTAGGGGAAGAGATTGTTACAACACCAGAATTTGTGCTGACCTGAATATTCTGTCCAGCAACAATACCATTGACGGTGCTAGGATTTGCAGAAATGACGATGTTCCCATTTCCAATATCAGAAAGTTGGACATTCCCACCAGCAACCAAACTTTTCAGATTTATGGAACTTCCAATAATCTTGTCGAAAATACCAACACCAGTACCTTCATTTACAACCGCATTAAGTTCGAATGTACTATCTTCAGGATCGTTATAGAGGACATCCTGAATCAACTGAACAAGTCCGCTCGTCTGTACTAACTTGATGTCATAGACACCATTAGGTAGATAAGCAGAAACCTGACCACCAGAATCTGTTGATAGAGGTTGAGTCAAAGGGTTTGATTGAACATTGCTCCCATACACAGATGCTAATATTGTCTGGCTTGTTCCAGACTCATAGAAGTAGACGCTGTTACCAGATGCTACAGTGTTTCCGGGATTAATGACTGTATAGGTTTTTGCTTCCACTTATTATTCTCGTTGTTATGTTCCAGCTGGATATGGTGGTGTAGTTGGTAAAGCATTCGTTGTGACTGGTGCTGGATTTGAAATAATCGCTCTCAAAGCCACATCATAATTATGCCAAACTACTGGATATTCTACTCCAGCCTTGATACATCTCAATGCCACCCTGTCAGATATATTCAAGAGGGCTTGAGCTTTTCTTTTATATTCTGCTACTGTCAGAACAATCGCTGGTTTTGTGGCAGCAATAAGAGCACCATTCTGCCATGCCAGTGTCTGTGAATTTAAAATCCACTGTTGCCACTGAGCTTCAGTAATATTTATGGCTGCTGTAGGAATATTTTTGTTACAGTCATCTGAATAAAATGCTGTAACAAATCCACTTGAGTCAACGACTGCATATCTCTTGGTCATTACTATATTTCCTTAGTGTCCTATTGCAAACCAATATAATGTGGTATTACCACTAACCGTTGGAACAAGGTTCATACCAGTGGTAGTTGGTGAATTGATGCTGTTTTGACTATCACCAAGTCCGTCATTATGGTCTCCAGTGAAATTTCCATGTAAGAACGCATTATTAAAAGCCACAGGAAACACTACTGGAACATTTGTGTTTACTGATCCCATCGCTGCTTGTCCCCACTGAATCACAAGACCACTAGGAAATACTTGATAACCATTTGTGGCCGGATTCAATGTACCACCACCAGTATTCGCTGCCAGCGTCAAAACACTACCAGAATCTGTGACTGTGACATTAGCTCCTGCTGCAATTGTCTTAAAAATTAATGTTGAAGATGTTGATGCACCAGTGTCTAAAACAGTGTGAGCACCTCCCTCATTAGCACCGCCAGTAACAGTTCCACCCGGATTGCTAGAAGCGATAGTTAAGGTGGTTCCAGAATCTGTGACTGTGACATTAGCTCCTGCTGCAACACTTTTAAATGCTGCCATGCTTCCAGAACTAGCTGCAGCATCATAAACAGGAGACCCAGAACCTACTGAGGAAATTGTTTTGATGATTGATGTATCATCTACAACGTCATAGAATGTTACGTTTTCGATTAACTTTGTTGCACCGACACTAGGAACCATCTCTACATCAACATCACCATTCGGAGACCAGACAGAAACCTGACCATTTGCATCTGTTGCAATTGGTTGAGTTAGAGGTGATCCGACAACATTAGACCCATAGACATTCGCATGAGTAGCAAGACCAGTTCCAGAAACATAGAACGATGCTTGTGCTGATTGTCCTAAGCCAGTGTTAACCTGTAATGCAGTAAATGTTTTATTTTCCATTGATATTTCTGTTAAAGTCTCTATTATTTATGTCACAATGCCGATGAAGTTAGTTCCGGCTGGATGCACAGTGGCCTTGACTACAGCAGAATAAACTGATGGGTCGAGTGACGAATTTATGAAGTATGTAAATTGAGCTATGAGATTTCCATCACCAGAATCAATCATGATTGGTTTGCTATATTTGCTACCAAATAACCAAGTTGCATGAGATGAGGTTCCTGTCAGTGGATTTGTTACATTAAAAGTTTTAACCAATACTTGTTGACCTTCAAACATACCATTGAGTAGCAATTCCCTTGTTATAGAATTCCATGAGATGACTCGTGCAGTAAATCCATTTGACTGAGTCACGATTTCACCATCTGAATAATTTCCTTGACCTGTTGCCATAACCAACAATAGGTTGTATGAAGCATAAGGAATGAGTGAGACAGGAGAATCTGATAGTGGTGATGTTGCAACAATGAGAGTATCTTCAACTAGGTTGAATGTGGTAACACCCGGTGCTGCATACGTTATTGTGACTGGAACGTTATAGAGAATTTTGAATAGAAACTGAAGAGATGCTGCAGTTCCTTTTGACAAATATTCATTGACAATGTTGTTGAGTAGTGTTCTTTTGTTGACAAGAACATTAGTTGGATACAATGGCAAATTTTCAGCTGCAAAATATGGATACCAATCTGGGTCTTGTCCACCAATAGAAGAGTCTGCTATCGAATCTAATGAGTTAAGCTGATCAAGAACATTTCCGGGCAGTTCCAACCATTGATAATAAGCAGTGATCAATTCAGAAAATTGATCAAATTCGGGACTCTTTAATGGAGTAATGATGAGGTTTGGGAGAAATGGGAGAACACTCTTAAAGTTGTTTCCAGTGTTGTAGCTCGTATAAGCTGGTGTTCCACTGACTTCAGTAGATTGTGGACCTTCACCAGACCCATTGAGTGCAGTGATTGTGTAATAGTAGGTGGTAAGATTTACAACAGAAACATCTAGGTAACTATTTGAAGTAATTCCTGTATAGACAGGAACTGATCCCTCTTGTCCAGAAATAGTTGCTCTGTAAATGTTATAGGATGTTGCGCCAGAAACAGCAGTCCAGACCAACAATACCTTGTTGGCTGTGGCTGTAGCAGTAACGCCTGTAGGTGCAATTGGTAGTGGCATCGTTATGCGTTTACTGTAATATCAGCTTGGGTGGTAACAGTAATACTCTGATTGTCAATAATCAAAATTGTATTGTTTGTGCTGTAGATATCATTGATGAGTGGTATTGCATAGACACTGATTGGCTGTGTGCTCAATGCAGCAACCGCAAAATTTGTTAATGAAATCTGTCCTGCTGAATAGTTGACAGTACCCAGACTTGGTGTATTTGGAACCTGATTACTACCACTGTTGTATAGCAATCTCAAATTTCCCGCACCATCATCTGATAGGAATGTTGAAGGATAGTTGTATGTTGTATAATTGATTGTCAATCCTGTTCCAGAACCTGTCGTTGTTGTAGCACCACCAGAAATGACGACTGGCACAGTAGGTGTAGCAGCAGAATAATAGCCAGTCTCTTGTAGCTGAAGAGAACCAACCGATCCACCTCCACCAACTGATGCAACCAAGAAAACTGCACCCGGAGAACCTGTAGCAAGTGTTACAATATCTCCAATGGAATATCCAGAACCGGGAGCGTCAACGGATATACTTTCACCTGTTGTATAGGTGAACAATGTACTAGAAATTGTGAGAGGCTTGATTGGATTGTAATAATTCATCAAGTAGCTATTCATTGTTGTTGTAGAGAATGTAACTCTCTTCTCAAGACTTATTGTAGTCAATGAATTTGTGATGCTAGGGTCTGACTTATCGATCAATGTTCCTAGTGGGGAATATTTGAAATAGTCGCCAAAATTCAGCAGAGTAGTACCATAGGCCAAGATGGTTGATTGAACTGCTGATGCAACTGCGCCGGGATTGTTGGTCAATAGACTATTGTAGATAACGGTAGTATCAACATCTATAAACACAAAATCTGGATCAACTACGACCGGTTGGATGCACAAAACAGAATATCGTCCATTGAGTAGTGTTTCAATTGCGGTCTTTTGTTCTGAGGTGAGTAATGTAGGTTCAGCACCCTGTGGTAGGATGCAAATGAAAAGATAGCCTAGAGCAACCGGCACGTTATCCTGACCACCCCATACTGAAATTGCCTGAATATAGTTGAAATTATCCTTTACGATAGCTTCAGCATCGATTGTTGTAACAGCACGTTGTTGGCTCTGCCATAGAAGTGGTGCATTGATCTTGATTGATTCCACTGTTTCTATTGGTGCACCAGAAGCAGCGACCGAAGTCACGACAATACCCGGATATCCAGAAACATTACTCAATGAAGCATTTGGAATTGGTGTGGATAGTGCAAAGGTGCTGGCACCATTAGCTGCAGTTCCACTAGAGACAAGATATGAAATGTCAACCACGTTTCCAGAAGCAAGAGCACGGCCTAAGATTCCATCGCCAAAATAGATGTTGTATTGAAGATTTTCAACCTCTTCTAAAAAGAAGACATTGCTGGAACTGTCAATAGCCACAAAATCTTGTGGAAGATTATAGATCGAACCAGTCAATGAGCTTTCTGTAGGATAAACAATAACGCTGATTGTTGAAGTATCAATGTTCTGATTGGTTAATGTGATTGACTCAAGAATATTATCTGTGGTAATATCTACACTCTGTGTGATCAATTGTCCTTCTGTGATAATAATTGGAATTGAAAATACAGAAGGATTTGCTAACAATGGAAGAGCGGAATAATCCTGTTGTGTGCTAAAGTTATATCTCTGTCCATTTTGCTGGACTGTGAATCGTGTTCCACGTGGAACATCAATAGCGCTTGGTGGTGAAGCAGCTGTTGAAATTAGATTGAGAGTTAATCCAGCTGAAGATGATCTGACCGAACTTGGAACATAACCTTCTTGTTTTGCTCGTGCTACTGCAGCTGCACGCTGGACTGCAGTCGAAAGGAACATTTCACTGATGTGTGAATTGAGGTAGATTCCTTTGTAAAATGTGTAGTAAGCTAGAATGTTAAGAATGACAGACAGGTCTGATCCTTCAAAGTTATAATCTGTAAATTGGGTTTGTGATTGTAGAAAAGTCTGAATATTTGATCTAATATCAAAAAAATCCAAACTTGCAACTGCGTTGATCAGCTGTTCCCTATCTCTAGTTATTGCCATTTATATGATTCTCTGTAAAAAGTGGTTGACAGTCTGTGTTTGAAGTGAATTTCTTGGCAAATAGATTATGGTAACATCATAGCCGTTGTCTGCAGAATTAACGGCAACATTTACAGATACATTAATAATCCTAGGCTCATAAGTAGTCAGAACATTGCTAATTTTCGTCTGAATATTGTTAGCCGAACCTGAGTTCACCATCTCAAACAACTCTTGTTCTATGCCACAGTTCAAATATTCTAGAAATGGACGCTCATAATTTTTGGAAAAAATCAAGTTTCTGATACTGTTGTTTATGGCAGCAGTATCATAGTCTGGTGTGATATCACCAGAAAATGGATTTATTCCGAAAGTTGCATCAACATCGCTATAAGTGAAATTTGGCATTGTAATTTATTTATAGACGAAAACTACTAAGCGATCTTGCGGAATGCCATTTCAATCCCCTTTTCTGCTTGATGTCACATTGTAGGCCAAATTATCCATTTTCATGACGGATACCAAGTCGTGCTGGCCAGATCGTAGATGTAACTAACTGCTCCGCTAGGCCCTGCTGCAAGCGTCGAAACTGCGGTTGTAATCGACTGGCCAGCGTTGGCGTTGAGCGTTAAAGCGGCGATGGTTTGCGTGCTACTGATCGTGACGATCTGCGCATCGATTGGAGACGCCGGCATGACCAAAGTGCCAGTTGCCAGCGTTCCTGCTGGATTCATCGCATAGACGATCAGGGGCGCAGATGCCGAACTGGGAATCGTGCTGGAAAATCCAGTCACCGGCACAACCACGGTCTTTGACACAGCCGGAACTACCGGAGCAACTTTCAGTAGCTCAACGATGCCAAAGACCTCGCTGGCACCTGCTGCATTAGTCGGGACACCAAACGTCAATGTAGGATCAGTGGTATCGGTTGCGGATACGAAATGTTCCAGCTGGAATGTCTTTGCCGTTGCAATGGAAAATACACCAGCCAAGCGGGAGATCGTTTGCGCTCCGGGTGTCGGCGCTGTATTCCATTCCGACGTGCCATATAGATACGTGCCATCCGTTACGTTGTGGAGGCGAATCTTATGATTGTCTGCAACAACTGCCGGAGCAGTTGCCCACACCCGATAACTTCCAGCAGGCACCACAAATTGGTTGCCGGTCAGAGTGACTAGACCAGTATCGTCGTTGACGATGATATTTAGTGTGCGAACATTCCAGATGTCTGCCGTTGCAGTTCCACCAGGGGTGTTCTGTACTTCAACGTCTGCAATCTGGATGTACTGCCCCGGCGAGCCACCGCCTCCACCGCCGCCTCCACCGCCAGCAGCCCATGTTGGAACACCGCCAACAACTGTCAACACCTGACCATTAGTTCCGACCGGTAATGCAGCAGGTTTTGCAATAGAGCCAGTTGTGTTGGCTAAAATTGCTCCGCTAGCTATAGGAGCAAGACCTAATACACCAGCTATCATCGAAACTGTAGTTCCATCAACTGGTCCTAGAGATGTCCATGATCCATTGTAATATCTCAGTGTTCCATCTGAACTATTGATATAAAGTTTTGTTCCGGTAGGATCGCTAGCAGCCTCAAGTAATGGTATGAATGGACCATTAATGTTGACCGTAATCGTTGTTGCACTGATAGCATATCCAACAATCACTGGAATTGGCTGTAGGGTCTGGGTCAATCCACCAGCAGTCGAAAGGTAGACAGGAAGTCCTGCTGTCCATGCCCAACTTAAATCTGTGACAGATGATCCATCAACAGCAACTTCTATAATCCCGCCAATGATTGATGATCCGAGAGTGACTCCTACCACACCAATTGCTGTTGAAAGTGATGAACAATCTGCAATACCAACTGTAGTTTCTGTAATAGTCTGAACCACCTGAAATGGTGAAAGAATAACAGAAGCTGTATATGTCGCATTATTACTGTTAAGTAATATTTCACTTCCACTAGAATCTAGTCTATAGGCGTTCCCATCAGCCTTGAAATAAAATCTATCAATCCCACTTGCTGGATTACTAGGTGTTGTTGATTGAGAGAAATCCAAAAATGGGATTGGACCTTTGGCTATAGCATTAAGGTTATAAGGAGTTCCAGATGGGTCGGTCTGAACCAGCGAGAATTGGTCAGATGCACCCTTGATAAAATAAAGGGTATTAGGGAGAAGTGAACCCGGAAGAGATGAATCAAATGAAAAATTTATGACGCCCATTACCAGCCACTCCCACCAGTTGTAAATCCACCACCAGACGTAATCGGTGCAGTTCCTGTGCTTATTCCACCATCAGCAAATATTTCACCTGTGACTGTCAATATTCCAGAGAATGATGCAGCCGGTGTTATAAAAGAAATGTCTCCAATTGATGTTATATTTATTGCTGTATTTGACTGAATGTTAATCACATTTGCCAAAAGGTTGTAAGTAGCCTTTACAGTTGTGTACTTACTTCCAAGAACGCTCTCATAAGCATTCCTAGAAACAAGTTCGTAACTGTCCTGAATCGATTTATAGATGACAGAACCATCAGGTCCGGTTTCATAAAATGAGCCAGTTCTATGATAAAGATGGACACGCTCCGCACCCTTTGTGTCATCAAATTCTAGAGCATGACCACTTTCACTCTCTTTGACCTGATTGTAAGGATAGACAGCATTGTAAAATAGTGCTGGTTCTGACCATGACCCACCACCAGCTATTGGAATTCCTTGTTGAATTGCTCTGGAAGCTGTTTTGTTTACAATTTGGTCAGGAACCATCCCAGAGTCGTTTCTAGCTAGTCTTGAAGTATCAGGCTCGTCTAACCTATCCGCACGTGGATAAGAGCCTACAGGGGCATTCTGGAAGGTGCTACCACTACCATCAGCACTATAGGTTGGTGTAATTTTTTGTGGTTCGCTAGAAAAGTCTGTTCTAGGATCATTGAATCCATAATTTGAATTGGCACCCTGAGTCTGAATTCCAATCCATGTCCCACAAATGACGGATTCTTGCTCTTCAATTCCATCAAGGAAGAAACCCCAGACCCATGTGCCCGGAACCAATTTTGGCGTTTCTCCAACACCAGAGGTAGAGGAAGATGAAACAGGAGTTGAAACATTGGACCAAATCAATGTATCTGTGGGAAGTTCTGTCTTATCTGCAGTATGAACAGCTTTACATCTGACACGAACACGACCACTCTTCAATGGGTCTAATCGGTCTTCAACAACACCGACAAACCAATAAAATCCTGCTCTACCTAAAAATGATGGTTCGAATAACACTGTTTAACCTTTGGTAATGAATGTTGGTTCTGCAGTGATTGCCTTGGTGTAACAATCCTTGATTAACAGAAGAGTAGATGTGAAATATTTACCACTGAGAACATGTGTCACAGAGCGAACCAAGAACCTTCCAGCCAGATATCTATCGTATTGCTCAGTTTCAGTGTTCTTCAATGCATTTCTGGCATCGAGATTCAAAGTGATCACATCGCCAGCCTTAAGGTCTGTATTTCCACCTACGATACAAACAATCTCAACAGCACTGGCCTGTAAGAACATCGATGTTCTGAATGGAAGATATTGTTCGTATGTTTTTGAAAAGGA